CACCAATAGTGTGAATCACTGGTTTCTCGTGTGCCAGTATACGATACAAGTCTGCATTTTGTCCAGCAGAAACTGGAACAAATTCCTTCTCTGGGTCAAACTCATCATCACGAATTGCCTGGTTGATGACAATAGAACCATCTTCACCAGAAATGCTGCGATGATAAGTGCCAATCGGAACTACAAGAGCACCAGAAGAACGATTAAGATGAACAATATGATATGGATACTTCCACTCAGGGTTCACAAGTTCAAATGTTCTCATACCAGATAGAACACGATTATGATCTACCTGATGATAGTGAATGTAAAACTGTTTCGCACCAATGACATCATTCGGAGGTGAGATGGCAGGTCCAGTATGAACAACCAGGTCACTGGCATTTGAATTCTCCACAGAAATATCGTAGAAGATAACGGAATCCGTTTCACGGAATACCCGATGCTTCTTAAAATTAACTTCACTCATTATCTAAAACCTCAATGTGAGATAAAAACTGCGGAGGAGTATTCCACCACATTACCTGGGTTTCTTCCCAGTTGTCAATAATAACAAAATCACCATGAGCATCTACCACCTTATATCGGTGACGAATGTATGGTTCTTTGGATGTCTCAGTAAAATACCGAGAGTCCTTTTTATCAATCAGTTTCATACCCATTCTGGTTTGCGTTGGGGCATACGAAGATAGTTGTCCTTCACCCAAGGTTTGGATGCGATATACATCTTGTATGCGTCAAAGGTGGAAATACTAGTATCAAACTTGTATTCCTCAGGCATTGCTCGTGCGAAAGGAGTTACTTCATCAAGTCTACCTTTGGGGAAAAGGTAATAAGCATGAGTCAGTGTCCCTTCACAGGAGTGTGTCTTATTATAGCGTAGAGTATACTCTTGGCACAAGTTCAATCCCCATTTGATGAGCCAATAGGCATTATCCACCGTCTCTGCCGCCCATTTGGTGCAGGGGTGGTTACGGAAGGCACCTTTTTCTGTCTTGTAGGCAGTGCCGTCTTGCTTGGGAAGAGTCCCATAATTATGATACCAGGGAGAAGCAATAATGCTAAGCATCTGGCAGCACTCAAGCGGCATCTTGACAATGTGTTTGTCAGGAAGGCAGATAGCACTTTCGGCAGGGAATTCATGAGTGACAAAGATGTTCATTCCAATGGTCGAGTAAATGATTTACTTACGATGCTTTTGGAGTCAAGCATCATCTTCATGTATTTTACACCCTCCTTGGGTTTTGTGTGATCTCCGCAGGTGAAGATGTCACACACTGCCATACCCAGTTCTGGCCAAGTGTGAATGCTAATGTGACTCTCAGCCAACATCGCCACACAAGTGACACCCTGAGGGTCAAACTTGTGTGAGTTGAGTGCCAATAGAGTTGATTTGCATTTGACTGATGCCTGATAAACAACATCCCTTACAAACTGTTCGTCATCTAAGAACGATTTGTTGCACTCTTTTAGAGTGAAGAGAATGTGTTTCATCAACCAAAAGTGGAATCAGGTTCCAGAGCGATATAATAAGTGAGGTTGTATTTGGTGTTAGTAAACTTGGAAAGAAGTTTAGAAGACACTACAACATCATAGGCACCAGGAATGATCTTAATGTTTTCCACCTTAAAGTTAAAGGTAAACTCCTGGTCGGTTTCTCCAACAACGATGGCATACTCATTAGAAGTATCGTTCTTCTTATCGCGGACAACCAGTTTCACAACACCTGCCTCACCGATAGCAGAAAGATCGGGAAGTTGATACACTGCTGCTGCCTTTACCAGTTTCTCCAAAGAAGTGCTATCCAGTTGGAAGCAAACATCTTGGGAAGGCAGATTAATCTCCTTCTCGGGAGGAGAAATAATAACATTAGGATCAGCAAAGAAATACTTCACACGACGCTTGCCTTCTTTGATGCTCAGATAGGAATCTTCCTTAAAATCAAGATCAGGATCCTGGTGAAGACTCAGACCATTCAGAAACTGATTGAGATCATAGATTGCAAAGTCACGGGGAAACTCTTCGGTAATGTCCGCTTCTGCCAAAATATTCTTGGCAACAGAAATGGTGCGAAGTTTATTTCCTTCCTTCACAAGAATTGAGTTGTTGATGCCCGCAAAGTTCTTGAGGATAGTCAGGGTGTTGTCAGAGAGTTTCATGTTATTCATTGGTTGTAAGTTTCACGGACGGCGTTCTTATCGTTAAAGTTCATCAGAAGAACAGCATAATGCAGAATCTTCATAATGTCACGGCGGGCACTCCCCTTCTTATCATAACGGGAAGCATACTTAAGAATATTACTGCGACAGAATGCCTCACCATCGCCACACGCTTCAATCAGGTCAAGCGTTTGAATCTTTTGGTCACCAGCAGAATAATGTTGGTTGTAAGTGCCACGAATGTACTCAAGAAGTTCTTTTACAATTTCTTCTTCGTTGTACTTCCAGGGGGTACTGGGGGATTGTTTAATAATGTCTTCGCTCATGTTGTTTTGAATTAAGAATTCATAGTCACTGTGACCCCATGGGGTCATACCATCATTGATGGAATAAGGATATTCGTCCATAATAAAGGGGAGGCGGATTTTTACCTCCCCCAATTATATCAGAAAGTGTTAGGGGGGTCAAGTTCCTGACGATCCTGAGGAAGTTGGAAATCAGCATCCACTTTGTCATAGAGCTCAAGGAATGCCTGCTTAGTTTCATCATCAAAACGATTAACACACACTTGAATTGCCTTTGCCTTGTCTTGGAAAATACTGTAGGCACGGATGATATGAACCAGGCGACGAGTGCTGATAATCTCCTCAATACCACCGTCATAGAAGGTCTTTCGGATAATATCTCCCCAATCAACCAGACGCTTACAGAAGTCTGCGTCACTCACACCAAGAGACTCGGCAACATTCTGGACGATTTTGATTTCCTGAGCAGGGGTAGGATATGCCTGCTCAAAGGTCACAGGGAAACGCTCAAGGAATGCCTCATTGAGGACATTGGTGCCAATGAAGCGTCCATCATCAGAACCCTTACCCTTGGTGTTGGCAGTGGCAATCACATTGAATCCAGCAGCGGGTTTTACCCAGCGACCAATCTTCTTCAGAAACACGCCCTTACCTTCAAGGATGGATTGGAGACAGAGGATTTTGTTAGAAGCAAGGTCAATTTCATCGAGTAGCAGGATTGCTCCTCGTTCGAGTGCTTCAATGACAGGTCCATTATGCCAAGCAGTGTTGCCATCCACAAGGCGAAAACCGCCAATAAGATCGTCTTCATCAGTCTCAATAGTAATGTTTACACGAATCAACTCACGCTTCAGTTGAGCACATGCTTGCTCCACAGAGAAAGTTTTACCGTTACCAGAAAGTCCCGTAATGAAAGTAGGATAGAAAAGACGGGACTCAATAATCTTGCGAATATCACTAAAGTTACCAAACTTGACGAAGGTATCATCTTTTTCAGGGACAAGGTTTTGCTCAACAGCAGGAAGTGCAGCAGGTGCTTTTACAGTTTCTTCGAGTTGCTCACGAACTTCTTGGATGGTCAGGTTCCACTTACCACGACCAGTCTTGTATGAATCAAGTTTCTTGGTAACAGTCTGGTAGTTAGAACCATTCATAGCACACCAGGCACGGATGTCGGCGGCAGTCACAGACTCTCCATACACTGCTTGGAGAGAAGTGCGGATATAGTCAGCGGAGATGGTCATGATGTCGTTTGTGTTTTTCAACTGAAGTTATTATACAAGAAAAAAGGGGGTCGCAAGACCCCCAGTGTGCCAGTTCAAGAATTGGATAAATGCTCTTTCAGTTCTTCAACCAACTTTTTGTGAGAGTGTCTTCTGTCTAATTCAATTCCGTGCTCTCTACCATAAGATTCGAGTTGCCTTTTACTCATAGTATCCAAATCAACAACTACAACATCTTCTTCTGTAGTTACTTCTTCAACGATTACTTCTTCAACAACAGTTTCCACTACTGGTTCGGGAGCAGGCGCAGGAGCAGGTGCTGGCTTTTTACCTCCCATTAAATCTCCGAATCTAGACATTTTTAATACCTATACTATAAAAATATTTATCAGGCAACAAGTTCTACAAACTCTCCAAGAATCTTCTTATTCATCTTCTTGGACTTAAGGCTCTTGGCAAAAGCACTTTTGATTTGAGTCTTAGTGGCATCCTCAGCAACCTCAAAGTCAGCATCCTGGGCAAGGGCATTAGCAGAAAGTCCGAAGTAAGAATGATACCCAGACTTCTTAATAGTAAATGCCCGTTGCTTTCTCCAAATACCCATAGTCTTTTCATACTCGGGTCCATAATATCCACAGTAGCGGCGAATGAAACTACCAGCATCACGAGACTCAAGCACACGAATACCAATGAAGTTGATATCCTTAAACTTGTCACGCAGATTGCGAAGCATAATATCAGTAAACTCATACCACTCACAGTCAAGGGAGTAGGTCATACCAGTCTTACGGTCACGGAGGAAAGAATTAGGTCCAATGTAATTGGTGCCCATAAAAGGTTCATCCTCCCA